AAATTTCACGAAACTAATTACTTATTTAATAATAGACAAAGATTAGGATCAGAATTAGCTGCTCCTAGTATTCAAGAAAGAGGTGCTTATACTCCAACTATTAAAAAAGAAAATTTAAAGTTTAATACTTTAATACAATTTTTTACACAAGCAACAGCACCTTATGTATTAAAATCTATAGAAATTCCTGAAGTTAGAACTAAAAATGGAGATTTTATAGAGAGTGGTAGAACTAGAGATCTTATACCACTTCACACAAACAGTGATATTTCTTCTCCAAACAATGATATAAATAATGTAGGTATATCAGGAATAGCAGTAGCTAACCCTTTAACTTATAAAATAAATAAAGCTTATGAACAAATTAAAAATAAATTTGGAAGAGAAGTAACAACAAAAATAGTTCAAGATAATGTTAATTTACAAAATTTAAAAGCCCATAGATTTGTTAATATACCTTTTATTGAAAATACAAAAGCAATGAAACCAATTACTTTAGAAGGTGCTAATTTAATTTCAAACTTTACAAAGAGGTTAGTTCTCTCTAGAGATGATAATAATTTTGGAATTACTAAAAAATTTCCTGTTATAGGAAGTAATTTAAATCCAATAGATGTTGATATGGATACTGATAGTTTAGTAGCAGTAGGTGGCATTGATGACAACTTTATCTATAATGTAGGAATGGCAGATAAATCAATTTTAAGTTTTGCTTTTAATAATAACCATGAATTTGATATTTCAAAATTATTTGTTATAAAAGAACTAGATACAAATTTATATGAAGAATTATTAAATGAAATGATAAGCGAATCTTATAATAAAAATTCTAGATTAGATAATTCAGAAGTTCAAGATATACTTAAATATGAGATAGATGATTTTCAAAATATTTTTAATAAAGATAAATTACCAATAATGAAAGATTTTTATACTGAAAGATCTTTTAAAGAAGCAGCAGAAAATCTTAAAAATATTCAAGGAACACTATTAGATCCTAAATATAAATTAGGTGGTAGTATAAAATTTGTATTTGGTAGAGATACAACTGATATTAGTGATATAAAATCAACAGCTATTTCTGATTATAGTTCTTCAGTTTCTAATAGAAATTTATCAAATTTAGAATTGTTAAGAGAGCTTACAGATGCTAAAAGAGAAAGAACTGCTTATGCTATAGTTAATGGTAAAAAGGATAATCAAAAAATAGAAGAATATGAAAATAGACTTGCAAATTTTAAAAATGGAAAATTTTTAACAGATTATGTAGAGCAAAAAGATGAACTGTTTAATAAATTTCTTTTAAGAAATAAATTAAATAAAGATGTAAACAATGAACCAATAGGTGCAGGAAAAACTAGAAGTGATTTTCAAAGTTTTATAAAAACTTATCCATTAAGTTTATATCCTAGAACTTTTCATCAATCAGGTTCAGAGGGTTTAGGTCATACTAGATTTATCTATTCTCCAAATGGTAAAATTGCTTTATTGAATGAATTACAACTTGATGGTCTGCAAAAATTAGTAAAAAGAGAAGAGGCTCTTAAACTAGCAAGCACTTCAAAAATTGATACTTTAGATTCGTTTGGCTTTAATGAATTTACAGGTGGAGGTCAAGGACAAAAACAATTTAAAAAATTAGTAGAAGATTTATTTGGAAATAGTGGAATAGTAAAAACATATCTAGATAAATATGTTACAAAGAGTGAAGCATTTGATACTACTGTACTTGACGAAACTAATTTTCCTGATCTTTCAAATCAGCTTTTATATAATGTAATAAATAAAAATAATCAAAATTCAAATCAAGATCATGGTCATATCTATGGTAATCTTAAAGATGATGATCTTAGATCTTCGGATGGATTACCTTATATTGGTTCTTACGATTTTGAACAAAAATACAAACTTACAACAAGCGTATTTAATGAAAAAATAAATGGTTATCAAACTGAAATTGTTAGAACAGATGGTAAAAGATTTAAGATTGAAGATCTTATTTATATAAATGATTTAGCGACTGTCTTAAAACTTATAGTCAAAAGAAAACCTTTTGATTATACTTATGATGATCAAGGTAAGATGATAAAAAAAGAAAATAAAGATTTATTTGAAGAGTTTAGAATAGAGAACATAAGAAACAAAATTTCAGATGGAAAAAAATTAAATAGAGATCAAGCATTAAAGTTGTTATTATATGAACAAACTCAAAAAATTAATAAACAGTTATCATCAGAAATTCCTAACCTTGATCTTAATATAACTTTTAAACAAAGAAGTAAAGATAAAGATATGTTTAGTATTCCAGAAGTATCTCTTTATTCTTTTATAAATGAAACTTTAAACCGATCTAATGGAAGTTATGATATTAGTGATGATATTTTAGAAAGTCAATTTAGTAAAGATAGATTGAATAGTAAAATACTCTTAACTTTTTCTAAACCTAAAAGTAGAACAAAAAAAATAAAAGAGGTAGAAAAAAAACTTGAAGAAGAAATACAAAGTGGTTACCTTCCTGTAGAAAATGAAGTAGAAGTGCTAGAAAAATTAATGCTTTCCCTTGTTTTAGAAGCTAAAAGAAATGGAGCAAATAAAATTGTTATTCCACCATATGAACGTATTCAACTTGCAAGAGATGCATTAGGAAAAAAAGTACCTCAGTTAGAAGCTAGATATACTGAAAGATTAAATAAAGCTTTAAATAATATTATAGAAAAATCTGGTGGTAAAATAAAAGGTTTAATAGAAGAAAAAGACTATCTAAAAATAAAAGATAATTGGAAGAAAGAAGATTATTTTGAGGATCCGGGAAGTCAATTAGATGGTTTACAAAAATATAAAGTGAGAGTTTTGGATATTAGAGAATTGTTTAAAGATATGCCAAAAGATCAAGAAGTTGGTATTAAAATAGGTATGGCTCAAGGAGGTTTAGTAGCATAATGGAACAACAGATGAATTTATTTGAAGAAGGTGGAATGAAAGATGATGGACTAGATAGAGATCCTGTCAGTGGTAATGAAATACCTCCGGGATCATTAGCTAAAGAAGTTCGTGATGATATACCTGCACAATTAAGTGATGGTGAATATGTTGTTCCTGCAGATGTTGTTCAGTATTATGGTGTAAAGTTTTTTGAAGATCTACGTGGAGAAGCTAAAGCAGGTCTTGCACAAATGGAAGCTACAGGTAGAATAGGTGGTGAACCAGTATCTGTAGATATGACTATGATAGCTTTTGGTCAAAAAGATAAAAAGAAAAAAGCTCAAGGTGGTGTAATTAAAGCAAATGAAGGTGTTCTTGCAGAAACAGAGCAGGTAAAACAATCTGGAAATTTTGATTATAGAGATTATGCAGTTCCCGGATTTACTCCCGGAAGTCCTGTTTATCAAACAGCACAAGTTAAAGCTAATCCTGCTGATCAACAGATTAGAAAAATTATGTACTATCACAGTCAAACTGGTGAAGCTAAAGAAATTACTTTTATTAATGGTGTTGTAGATCCCATTGAAGATATAAAATTTACTCAACCCCCAGATTGGTCTATAAATAAACCTACTCCATCTCAACAAAGAAATAGAGAAAAACAAACAGGTAGCTCTAATGTTCAACAAAAAATGAATGTAGATGGTTGGGGATTAGATCCTAAAGTTTATAATTTTAATACTTGGGATAAAGAAAGATTTTTAAAAGAAGCAGAGAGTCAATTAAAAATATCAGCCTCTGAAAGATTTATAACTGGTTTTGCAACATTAGTTAATCCTGCACTAGGTCTTGTAGTAAAAGGTTTAGCAACTGGTGATGGTTTTGCCAAGACTAAAGTTTTAATAAAAATGGTAACTGCAGCAGGTGATGAAGAAACTGCAACTGCATTACAAACAATGTATGATACAGCAAAGGAAAGTGCAAGTGGATTGCAAGGTTGGTTGTTAAATACTGAAACTGCTGATAAAGGTATTACTGGAGCAGCTACTTTAATAGAAGGTCAAATGTCTAGAACAAACCCAAGTTTTGTTAATTTTGTTGATAACAATAATTTAACATCTTCATATGGTAGTCCTTCAGAACCATTACCTCCAATTCAAGGTCCAACACTGCCACCAATGCAAGGACCTATGCCACAAACGAGTAATTTATCTTCCTCTAATACAGGAAGTGGAACTGTTCTAGCAACTTCTGATACAAAAAACGTAGGAAATTTTGGCGGCAGAGATGTTGATGTAGATGCTACTCTTTCAAATTTTGGTTTAGGTAATAATAATATAACTAAAGAAACTTTACCTGCTCCTAAAGAACCAACCATAGCTACAGATTTTGCTACAGACGATAAAGATCCTGTTTCAGCAGAAGAAGAAAATTTATCTGAAGCTTATGGTGGAGGTGAAGCATCTAAAAAATTTGGAATGAAAAGAGGAGGACTAGCAACAAGAACAAAAAAACGTAGAAAGAAATAGTAGATTGGCTACTCAACAATGTTGACCCCAAGAAAGGAAACGGAATGCCAGAATTAGAAAATGTGGAAGCACAAAAAACTGCAGGATATATGAGCAGAACAAGATCAAAGTACAAAGATAAAATTAAACAGGATGAGGAAGAACTAAAACAACTTATGGAACAACAAGGTAAACCTCAAGAAGAACAAAAGGTTGAAGAAAAAACTGAAGATGTTAAACCAGAAGTTGAACTTAGTGATGAAGAGAAGTCTTTTAAAACTCGTTATGGAGATGTAAGAAGACACCTAGCTGCTAAAGAAAAAGAATACAATGCCAAGATTAAGGAGCTAGAAGGTAAACTAGGAGAGACTAAAAAACTAGTACCACCTACATCTGATGAAGAACTATCTAAGTGGGTAGAGAAATATCCAGATGTAGCAGGTATAGTAGAAACAATAGCCGATAAACGAGCAAAACAAATGTTTGACAGAGCTAATATACAGATAGAAGAACTAAGTAAAGCTAAAGAAGAAGCAACAAGGAGTCGTGCAGAGAATGAAATTAGGAAAGCACATTCAGATTTTGATGAGCTACGTGATTCCGATCAATTTCATAATTGGGTTGAAGAACAGCCTAAGTGGGTTCAGAACGCTTTGTATGAAAATACGGATGATGCTGCTTCAGTTGTACGTGTTCTTGATTTGTATAAAGTTGATAATGGACTTACGAGATCTGATAAAAAAGATAAAACAAAAGCTGCTGCCTCGTTGGTAGACAGAGGATC